TCAGGCCTTGACGCTGGTGCGGCCCACTGCACGCGCCAGTGCACGTGACAGATCGGCCGACAGGTACGGCTTGACCAACAGCAGGCCGGCCAACATCGGCGCTGGCAGCTGTTCGGCCAGCATCCCGGTGGCCAGCACGAAGGGAATGCCACGCGCCGAAAGCGCCGCGGCGACAGGCTCGCTGGTTTCGTTGCGGGCCAGCCGGTAGTCCAGCAGGGCCACGTCCGGGGCACTCTGTTCCAGCAGCCGCAGGGCTTCGGACACACTCGCTGCGAGCCCGACCACGGTCGCACCGGCATGCACCAGCTGCATCTGCAGCAGGGCCGCGCTCATCTCGTCGTTCTCGACCACCAGCACCCTCAGGTCCTGCAACACTGTCATCGGCTACCGCTCCTGGTGGCAATTGCACAGGGAGTATAGCCACCAAGGGGCCGATACCGACAGGAACCGGCCTGATAGGCCATCCCCCTAGGCATCTCCCGCCCACCTCGGTTACACTCGCACGCTGCCTGCCGGTGTGGCGGAATGGTATACGCAGCTGACTCAAAATCAGCCGGGGGTGACCCCATGAAGGTTCGAGTCCTTTCACCGGCACCAAAGACCCTTGCGGCATAAGGGCTTCAACGAAAATGGCGTAATGGAGTCGTGAATCTTCCGGCTCCGCCTTTTTCTTAACTCCCCCTCTCGCTACATGCCGCGCTGCATCTGCTGCAGCCCTGCCCTCACCCATGCCTTGCGCGCGTCCTTCGGGCGGGGTTTGGTCTCTGCCGGCGGCTTGCGCGGCTCCAGCGCTTCCTTGATCCGCTCGACCTCCTTCGCTCCGGCCTCAGCCAAGCGCCGAGCCTGTTGCTGCTGCTAGCGGGTCGGCGGCAGGCCGGGCAGTGGTGGTGGCGGCTGGATCGGCGTGCTGTCGGTCAGCCGGGCGACTGCCTCGCGCAGGGATAGATCGGGATAGAGCCTTGCCGCGCACCAGCGCTCGGCGTAGCGCTTCGCCTGCCGGACGTTGGCCGCGCGCGCTTCCTTGGTCTGCCACATCTTCTGGCCTTCCATCCATAGCCGGACCCCAGGACCGCCATCGGGCGTGACGTTCGCCGTTTCCCGGCCGTTGTACCAGAGCGCCCAGCGCTCGCCGGTCTGGACCCAGCCAGAGGGAATCGGGGCAGTGCGGAAGCCGTGGGAGGAATACATGGCCAGAAGGATACGACCGGCCGTCGCAGATCCTGCGAACGGGCAGACACCCCCATGGACCGCACTGGCCTGCGGATCCGGATACGACCTGCACAGATCGATACGTCCTGCACATTTGTTGACGTCCTGCAGATATGCGGTTAGCCTGCAACCTCATCCAACGCAGGCAGACCCATGGCCACAGGGCTTGAGCGCATCATTTCCAACCACGAGCAATCCTTGGAAGAAGGATTCGTCGCATCGGTCAACTTCAAGTATCGGTCTTATGCGGTAACCAACCTGCGAGGGGGAATTGGTAAATCGACACTATCCTTCAACTTGGCGTGGATGTTCAGCCGAACGAGTCCGACCCTTGTTGCTGACCTCTGTCCGCAACGGAACCTGACCGAAGCGATCATGCGTGGGCAAAAGGCTGAAGTTTCTGTCGGCGACGCGCTGCGTCCGAAGGTTCTCGGCCCGGCCTTCGGAGACGTGCCGGACGATATCTCGTATCGGATCAGTGCATATAACGATCACTTCAAACTGGGTAAGCCAAGTTTCTTTGTGCCTGGCGATGGCGAGCTTTTTGCATTCCCATCCGCGCTCTACCAGCAACTGCAGCAGGCTATGGCGGCCAACAACAAGAAGGCTGTGCGAAACATCTTGTTTAGCTTGCGGGATGTCCTGGATTCGGAGGCGAAATCAAAGGGTTGCGAAAAGATACTGATGGACTGCAGCCCGTTCTATGCAGGTGGCACTCACTTGGCTTGGTGCGCCGCCGACGCACTGATCATCCCAGTACGCGTGGACGAACATTCAATCGACTCGTTGGACATCACTCTTCGGATGCTGGCCGATCCTAACAGCGATTACAACATCTGGGCCGAACGTGCGGGCGGCATGTCTACGCCACGTGTTGCTGCCATCGTGATGACGATGGTTGGTGCGCGGAGCCCGAAGAAGGGGGTCAAGGACCGCGCATCTCAGATGTACGTCGAACGGGCGTATGCCACCGCTGAAAAGTATGAAAGCCTCTTCGACGAGTTGGACCCAGCAGACTCATTTGTGATCACGGACGACTTCATGTCCGCAGGCCGTATTAGCGGTGCAGAGGGAATTCCGATCCCGAAACTAAAAGTTAATCAGTTCCACACGATCGGCGGCAATCGTCTGCAGGTCAACCAGTCCCAGACCAAGTACAAGAAGGAACTGGAGTACCTCACTCACGTCCTGTAAGGGCAGGCAAGCTGAGGAAGTCCCTTCCGACAAGCACGAACTGCCCTTCATCCAGCCCGATGGGCAGTTCGAATCTCGTCATGCAGCGAATCGAGTGAGTCGAAGATCGGGCAGAGTCGTGTCAAGTCGACTCTGTGCCGGCACAGCGCTGCTCAAGCGCCTCCGGGTTGAGCTGCCCGCGGCCCACCAATTGTTAAGCCCTGCATCGACGATTTGACGAAATCGTCAATTCGCCCGAATCGCAGGGTCGAGCCTGACTCGAATCTGCCCTATCGCCTCCCGACCACGTTCATCCACCCCAAACGCGAACGGTTTTCTATAAGGCGCATGCCCCGCTTTGGGCGTAATCTCAACCTTGTTCGCAGCACAACACAAGGAGAGAGTCATGCGCGTATTGATCAACGGCGCGGCACTGGTCGCTGGCTTGCTGTTCGCCTCAACAGAAGCCGCTGCCAGCAGTAGCCCCAACCCGACGTTCCTCTACGAAGAAGTCTCGGTGCCAGGTGAATCCATGGATGAATTCGTAGCGCGGATCAGCCCCAAGGCGATCGAGGTCACTGAGGCCCGCCGGGTATCCATCTGCGGCGCTATAGGACAGGCCGACGACCGGTTCAGCATCCGGCTCGGAACGAGCAACACCTGGAAGAGCTGCGACATTGACCTTTCGGACACCGTCGCCGGCTACGCTTCCACCGGCGTCACCTTCCACACAACCACCAGCGACGAGGGAAGCCAGCGGGGCTTCTCCGCAGAGAACTTCAAGCGCGCTCGCGGCTACGTGGCATTCGGAAAGTACGTTCGGTATCAAGAAGGTCGAACGAAGGACCGGCTGATCAGTAGCCCGTGATATCCAGCGCCAGTACCGCAAACACCCCGTTCGAGATGTAACCAATGTCCGGCGGGGTTCCTGGCGAAGACTGCTGCACGAACACGGTCATGTCAGCTGAAGAAAACACACCGTTCAAGATGCGCGCGCCCGGAATGTAGGTGTACTGGTCCACCTGCGCAGGCTGCGTTTCGGGATTGTTGATCCACTGCCGAGACTGGTTCATGGCCGCGCCGCAGAAGGCGATGGCGTAGGTTCGATTAGGGTCTAGTTGCCCGCCGCCTTGCCCATTGACGATTTGGCCGGCCACGCGCATCCAGCTCATTCCGCTGTCGAACACCAGGCGACCGTCGCTCTGCCGCCATACCTTCAGCCCGCGCGTACTCGCGGCAATGTATGTGGGCAGCGTGAAGACAAACCAGTCAAAGGCTACTGGACCTCCCTGCGTTCGTATCAGGAAGGTGTACGTGTTGCCGCTGATGGACAATCCGAGAATTCCAATGTACTTCGAAGGGTCATGAGTCCGCAGTGCCAGCTGTGGGATGACCGCCGCAGGTAGCGTCACCGTCAGCGTGTACGTTCCATATGCGAGATCCGGGTTCGCCGAAGATGTCTCTCCACTTCCCCGCGAGTAGAGCGACAGGTTCTCGTAGTTTTGATCGATCGTCAGCACGCTTCCGTTGTTGGTCCACACCTTTAGGCCAGTTGCCATTACCAGAGTCCGTAATGAAGCGTGCAGGGCGTCCTGACGTTGGTGGTGAAATCCCAGGACATACGAATGACAGTAGCACTGATATCGGTCAGCACCACGTTGGGAACGCCCCGCGTCGGTTGGTTTGAGTCATTTGACACGATGAAGAAGAAGGCTCGGTTTCCCTGTGAGGCGATATCGATGTAGCCGGCCTGGTTGCCCGTCTGCACTGCCCCAATCAATCGGGTTAGGCGCGTGGTCACATCGAACTTCACCGTGCCGTCGTTGTTCCACACCTTCAGCCCGGTAGCCATCAGATCCCATCTCCAAGTGCCACAAGAGGCTGGCCACTTGGGCTGCGAACGAAGATGTTCTGATCGTTGATCGAAAGCGCCCCTCCGCCAACCGGGCCGTTCATCGTCAAGCTGCCATTCTTGTCCAACTTCCACCGCGGCTGACCACCAGCACCGACCGCCGTCGACTGGATCACGTCACCGATCATCGCGTTCTGAATCCAGCCAGTGCCGATCAGCGCCTGGCTGATGAACGTCTGCCCGCCCTGGATCACGAACGGCGTGGTGACGTTGTTGTTGGCCAGGTTGATCACCGCGAACCGGTCCGCCCGGAACAGGATCTGGCTCTGGTAGCTGCCGTCCGGCTGCTGCTCAACGCCAAGGCCCATGCCTGCAGCATAGATCTGACCGCCCGCGGTGACCTGCGCACGCAAGGTGTAGGTGCTGGTGACCTTGCCGTTCAGGGTGACAACCGACTGGCTCACTTGCTGCACGGTCGCATTCGTGTCGGCCAGGCTCGCATTGGTGGTGTCTACCCGACTTCCCAACGCTGCAACGGCTGTGGCCCGAGCGGTGACCTCCGACTGCACTGCCGCATTCGCCTGGCCCAGCCCGACCTCGACCTGATCGGTACGAATGGCCTGCGCCAGATCAGCATTCGCGAACACACTCTGGATCGTGACGGTGCCCGCGTATACGTCAACGCTACCAGCGCCCCAACTCGCGTCCCCTGCCCCTTTCGGAGAGATCTGCGCGGTGATGCCGGAGATAGCCTGCCCCTGCGCCGTCACCTTCCCATCGATGGTGCCGATGTTCTGCGTGTTGATGTTGACCTGGCTCACCAGCGCGCCGTAGCCGGCCATGCCGGCACCCACGTCCTGCCAGTTGGCCCCCGGTGGCTGCTGGTTTCCCGGCGTCGGGTTGGTCCAGCTGTAGGTTCTTCCGTCGCGCACCACGGTCTGACCTTGGCTGTAGGTAGCGCCAGGGCTCCACAGCAGCGGCAGCAAAGGCTGCAGACTGGTGATCGAGTTGATTTTGCCCAGCAGGCTCTGGCCCAGCGCACTCTCGCTGACCTTCCCCGAGAAATAGGCGTCGTAGTCGCTCTGGTTGGTGCTGGCCTCGCCCATGACACCGTTGCCGGCCGGATACCATGGCCCGATGTTGCCGCTGCGGTCTACCAGTCGGCCCCAGAAGTAGAACCGGGCGCCGGCGGCCAGGCCGTCGAGCTGCAGGCGATCCTGCGGATACGCGTAGTCCCCCAACTTCACTGCGCTATCCCGGTTGGGGCCGGTGCTGCGCCATATCTCGGTCCGCTGGGTATCAGTGGCGCCCTGTGGGAAGCCCCATTTCAGCGCGATCGCGAACGGAAGCGAGGTGGCCGTCAGCGAGGTCAGCGCCGGCGGCGGCGTGGTCTTGCCCTCGATGTTGGTCAGCGGGCTCAGCGCAGGCTGTGACACCGCGCCCACGGCATTGATCGCCCGCACGCGAGCCAAGTACTGGCCGGTGTAGACGCCGGGGATGTCGATGCTCTGCGTGGAAACGCGCCCGGCCCGCACCCAGTCCAGATCGCCGCGCTTCCACTCCACGTCGTAGGCGATGGCTTTCTCGGCCTGGTCCCACGCGATCGTCAGCACGTGGGTGGCGATCCCCTGGTCGATGACCGAATGCGAGGACAGGTGCACGTTGGCCGGCGGCGGCTGCACGCTGGGCGGGATGATGCTGATCGGGGGCTGCTCGATCCGGGTGCCGTCGTCGATCGCCGCGAACTTGCCCGGAACGTGCTTCAGGCCCACCACGTCGTAGGTGATGCCGTCCTCGCCGGTGATCGGCCGCTCGGTGATCGACATCACCCGGAACAGCTGCAGCGCCAGCTCGGGCGATTCCATAGCCCACACCGACTGATCCACGGGAACCGCCGACCAGGGCACCGTTACCCGCACCTCGTTGCCCGTGATGGACTGGACGGTACGGGTCTCGGTGATACCGCTGGGGAGCGTGGCGTGGATCGTCTGGCCGGCAGCGCTAGCGTCCGGCACGCGGTCCAGCACCAGCGCATTGGCGGTGGCACTGCGGATACGGCCACCCATGCGGCGCCCGGCTCGGTCCGGGTCGGCCACACGCATGATGTCGCCCACCGTGACCCGCAGGCAATCCAGGCCAACCGCGAACGCGATCGTCTCCGTCTCCAGGTTTTCGCTGTAGAGGATGTGATTGCCCATGCGCTGGGCCTGGCTGCGACGGTCGCAGCCGAACGCGGTCACGCTGGTGCTGTTGATGCCGTAGCGGGCGATGCCGCTGCGCAGCGGCACCGTCTCGACCTTCTGCCGGCCGAAGTCGTCCGGATCGGTCCATGACACCTGGGCGACGGTGTGACGCGCCTTGCGCCCGGTGCCCTCGTAGGTGAAGCGGCCCTCCACCACGTTCGCCTGGGTATAGTTGAACGTCGGATCCTTGGGCATGTCCGCCGAGGCGATCACCTGGCCGGCGGCGTAGAAGCTGATGCCCCGGAAGATGGACGCCATGTCCTGCAGCACCCTGAACGCGTCGGCCTCGGTCTGCAGGTACAGGCTGCAGGTGAACCGCGGCTCCATGCCACCCACGCCATCGCTCACCAGCTGGTCGCAGTAGCGCGCGATCGCATACAGGTTCCACTTGTCGACGTAGGCCTGCGGGATCCGGTGGCCAAGTCCGAACCGATCGTTGGTCACGATGTCGTAGAACACCCACGCCGGATTGTTCGTCCATGCCGACTTGAACGTACCGTCCCATACGCCGGAATAGGCCCGGGTCAGCGGGTCGTAGTTCGCCGGAACGCGGATGATCCGGCCCCAGATTCGATAGGCCGTGGCCGGCTTCCCCTGAAACTGGCTGCCGTCCACCTGGATCGCAGCCAAGGCACAGTTCGGATAGCGCAGCTTGGCGTCGATCACCTCCGTGATCGAGGCGACGGTGGTCGTGTCGGCGATGGTCTGGCTGTCGGCGTTGGGTGTCAGCCGCCGAACGCGGGCCTGCCACTGACTGCCTGCTGGAAGATCGATGCGGTGGCTTCGCTGATACTCGGTGGTGGTCTTGCCCGTGAAGGCAGTGGTCAGCACCGTGTTGAACGGACCGTTGTCAGTCGACAGGTCGATGGCGTAATCGATGGTGTAGCCTTCGGCGTCACCGTTCTCGGTGTTGCGCTTCACCAGCTGCGGCACGGCCAGGCGCACGCGAATGGCTGACAAGCTGGATCCGGAGACAGCACGCGTCACGGGAGCGTTGCTGCGCAGCTCCACATTCACACCGATCTCGTTCTCCACCGAGGGGAATCCCGCGATGTGAGGCTGATCTTGCGTGCCTGACCGGGTCTCGACGCTGACGCCCTGGAAATTGAAGGTGCCGTCTGCGTTCTGGATCGGCACCTGGTCCAGGTAGATCGACTGGTTGCCGGCCACCAGGCCACGGATCTCGCCCTCGCTGATCAGGTCCAGCACGCGCGCGAAGGAACGCGATCGCAGGGTGTCAGGGCCTTCGACCGGCTCGCGCGACTTGCTCTGGCCCTTCTTGGCGCCAACCAGCTGCAGATGGCTGGGCTTGGCCGGGGTGAGTTCGTTGCGGATGGCGCCGACAATGGGGAGCTGGCGCATGACCGCCGCGCTTGGGTTGATCACGGTCACAGCTGGTCCTCTGCGTAGATGCCGCCGCTGATGATTGCCGAGCCCACCATCAGGCCCTTGGTGTCGTGGCCGCCGTAGGCCAACGGCACCGGGCCGCCAGCGGCCTGCGTGTTGACGGTGCCGTTCATGCTGTAGTTCGGGGTGTTCTCGGGCTTTTCCTTGCTGCCCAGGGTCTTCGGTGGCGGCGCCAGCATCTGCGACACACCGCCGAGCGTCAGGGCCATGCCGACGTTTGCTGCGGCGGACCACGCGGCAAGCGCGAAGCCGGTAGCGCCGATGCTCATGAAGGTGGCCACGCCCCACAGCACGCCGCCGACGATGGTCTGCAGCGCGCCGCTCTTGGCGCCCACCAGCACCGGGGCGATCTTGATCACCTCCTCGCCAGGCGGGTCGAGCAGCTGATCCTTTCCGACGTTCTCGCCGCCGACGAAAATCGCGAACCGGACGCCCTTTCCCTCGGCCTCAAGCAGGTACTGCTGGAATCCATCGAAAAGCACGCCGAGCGCGCGCACAGCCTCAGCAGCGTTTGCCACTGCCAGGCGGTGCTCGCGACCGAAGCGCTTGCCCAATGCTCCGTAAAGCCGGATCTTGCGCAGGCGGTCAGTCATGGAGTGCCTCGCGATGCCGCACGATGTAGCGCGTACGCTCCGCCCACATGCCGCCATAGACGGCCTTCTCCGAGAGCCGGCCGTACAGGTGATGCAGCATCAGGTCGTCGCCCAGGTAGACGCCGGCGTGGTTCGGCACGGGCGAACGAACCTGCATCAGGATCATGTCGCCGCGCTGGGGATCGCCGTCGATCAGCTCGAAGCCCTCGGCGCGCAGGCGGTCCAGGCTGTAGAGGTCCTGCCCATGGTCCCACCAGTTGTCGTCGCGATCGTACTGGCTGAGCGTGATGCCCAGCTCGCGGGCGTAGAAGTCCCGTACCAGGCTGTAGCAGTCGAGGATGCCGTGGGCGAACTGCCGGCCCACCAGCGGGGCCAGGTAGCCGCACGGCTCGATGGTCTGGATGTCGTGACAGGCAGGCGCCTCGCCCGCCACCTGGCCCACGCTGACGATGTGCCACGGCAGGCCACTGGCCTCGCACATGACCCGGTCAGCGTCCGAGGCGGCGGCGGCGGCGTTCGGGTGGCTGTGCACCACAGCGATCACATCGCCCCGATCCTCCGCCGCGGCATAGTCCTCCGCCGGCATGCGGAACTGGTCCGAGGGCTTGGCCGCGGTGTTGGCGCAGGCCACGTAGACCTCACCGGCAGCGCCGGCCACGACCAGGCCGCAGCACTCACGCGGGTACTCGGCCACGGCGTGCGCCTGGATGGACTGCAGAGTGGTCTGTTGCATGGCTTCGCCCATAGAAAAGGCCCGCACATGGCGGGCCTTGGGTGGTAAGTGGTGGTGGCCGGTGCTGATCTCCGGCTTCATCTGTTAGGCGACGTACTTCTCGTCGCACCCTTCAGTCAGTTCCTGTGTTGCCAGTGCCCGGAATTCAACCAAGCTCGGGTCGGATCAGCCTCCGACTTCACCACCGTTGATAATCCTACTACGTGCGGACCAGGCCCGCCGCCGGGAAGCCGCCATAGGGCAGCTCGTTGTTCTCCCCGAATCGGCGTTTGCAGCTGCGAACCAGGCCGGCGCACACGTCCTGCCCCGGGTCGCTCACCGGGTTATCGTTGATGTCGAAGTACGCCGCGCCGGTGTAGCCGCAGTACGGCCCCCGGTAGCCGCCACGCAGCAGCCAGGTGCACACATTGGACATGATCTGGCGCCCCGGCAGCACCTCGCCATTGAGGTCGATGGCGGTGGCCAGTTCGAACTCCACGAATTCCTTGGTCTCGGCCACCTTGCGCTCAATGAACCAGATCTCGTCCGGGAAGAACTCCCCCGGGTCAGCGGTGGGGTTCCCCTCGGGGAAGTTCGCCGCATCCAGGTACTTAACCAGCGTCTGCCGGCGCACGATTCGCGCGCCCACCAGGTCGTCGTACAGCTGGCACATGACCCCGATCCGGCCATCGATGTTGCCTACCTTCAGGTGTGGCGCTGGCTGCTGATCGCCAGTCTGGGCGAACCCGTTGGCTTCGATCGGCCAAGCCCCGTACTGCTGCCCTTGCCACCAGATGACGCCGGCCTGCAGGTGCTGGTGGAACCACAGCTGATCAGCGGCCAGCGCTCGGGCATCCAGCTCGAACAGCGTCACACGGCCACCGGGCTCAAGCTGTTGCACGTCGGCAGTAATCACGGCTCGGAGCCTCGCAGTTCCGCCAGCGCCGCGCGCAGTTCCGCTACCGCCGCGCGGAGTTCAGCCGCGTCCTGCTCGAGAACGCGAATTCGGCGGGACTTCTGCTGGTGCGCTCGGGTGTTAAGCGCAACTACCTGCGCCAGGTCGTAGCTCATTGGGACAAGACGCTGTTGCGTTTCGACCAGGTCGTTACCTTCCGAGTCCTCCCCGACCACCACCTCTACGGTCTCGTAGTGGGTTTCCTCACCGGCGGCATCAGGCCGGACATGCTTCAAGTTCTCTGCCAGCAGGCCCACATACACTCTGTTGCTATCAGAGTATTCCGGGCGAAGGCGATAGGTGACGACCGCAAGCCGATCCAGCTCTGCGTCTGCATCGCCTGCGTAGCCTTCGATGAAATCCTTCACATCGACAGAAGAAGTCGGATTGAATGATAGGGCCACCACAGTGCCATCGTAATTAATCTTCAACTTGTCCGACCAGTTTCCTCCACTGATGCGCTGAATGGTGTATCCGCCGTCAACTGTGTCGGAGATGTTCACCAGCATACGGTAGCCGACCTGGCCGTTAGGGCTCAGGAACGAATTGAAGATCACGTTCTTCTGGGTGATCAGATCACCAGACAGGACACCACCGGTCTTCTGCAGAGCACCTGTAGCGAGCGGGTACAGCTCTGCGGTCATTGCGTTGACCATGTTGAACGCAGTGGGTGCCGGAGTACCCATCGGCGGGGAGGTGTCGATAATCTGGCGTGCCATGAGATCTCCTTACGGCTGGAAGGTTTGTTCGAAGGTGGCGGCGAGCGTGTAGACGCCATTGCCATGCGGGGTCACGGTGTAGGTCTTGCACAGGTACAGACCCTGCACACCAAGGGGCGGTGTCCAGAGGAACGAGACAGCACCCTTTCTCGCCCGCAAGAAGGCGAGAGCCGGGCCAACCTTGGACTCGCGGCCGACGATCGAGATCGGCCACTGCTGGCTCTCGTTGTTGAGGCCGTCCGCAGAGGTCTGCCGGTAGCCGTCACCGAACCGAGCCTCCTTCGCCAGGAAATCGCCTGCTCCGGTGATCTCGGTGCGTACGCACCACGTGAATACCTCAGCCATCAGCGGGTCCCCTGCCGGTTGAACAGCCCGCCGGGCCGCATGTTGTCCACTGCCCACCGATTCATCATCTGGGTTAGTGATTGCTGCAGCTGCTGCCCTTGTGCACCTGAACCCTGCTGGGTGGTGCTGGTGCCATCCGATGTGATGTTCAGCGTGGTGTTGAAGACGTTGCCCGAAGCGCCACCGCCGACTGCTGATGAAGACGGAAGCCCGGCCGTGATCGGACGTACAGAGCCAGCATCACCAGGTATCAGGTAGGTCTTCCCGCCCTGATCAAACAGCTCCGGGCGGCCACCCTCGCCCACTCGGTACATGCTGCCGGCCGCCACAGGGCCGCCGCCAGCGCGGCCGCCCGAGCTACCACCGATCGCCCAGCCGATTGCATTGATCCAGCTGGATCCGCCGCCCGAGTATCCGTTGGCCCAGCCACCGACCAGTTCGAAGATCTTGGATGCAGCCACCTGCGCGGCCATCTTCTGCAACGTCTTGGCGAAGTTGGAAGCCATGCCGCCAAGCCCTTCTGAGAAAGGATCGAAGAGGAAGTCAGCGAAGGCATCCTGCATGTTGCGGGCGGCCTGGTCCGCGACGGTCTTCATGGTCGACGTCTTCTCAATGGTGTCGTCGGCCATCTTCTGCAGGCCGTCGCCGTACAGGGCCGAGTAGTCGTCCTGGGCGTCCTTCACCGCAGCCAGGTTGCGCAGGAGCTCCGCCTGAGCCTCACTCAGCTGGCCGAAGGCGCCGGTTTGGATGTCGTAACTGACCCTGGCCGCCTCGCTCACGTCGCCGTGCAGGGCAATCTCGCGCTCGAGCTGCGCAATGAAGCCGGCGGCCTTCTCGTTGCCAGTGCCGTACAGGGCGTCGTAATCGGCCATGAGCTTGGTTACCGCGTCCTGCTCTTCGCGGACGGCGCCAGCGCGGCTCTTGGTGCCCTTGCCACCAGAGGGCGCGTCGCCGAACGCGAGCTTCCGCAGGCGGTCTGCCTCGGCGCGTGCCTGCCTCAGCTGCTCCACAGCCTGCTTGTCCTGCGCCAACAGGTCGGCGGGGTCAATGAAGTTGACCTTTGGCTTCGCAGGCTCAACCCCGCGCCCATCCCTTCCCACCCTGTCGCGGCCGTAGTAAGCCAGGTCCGCACCATTGTTGGCCACATCCCAGCCGATCTTGATCCGATCCCAGTCCAGGTTTATGACCCCCTTTCCAGCCTCCGCCAAGCCGATCATGCCGATGGTCAGGCCTTGGATGAGGTCATCCAGCGCTTGGATCGGCTTCATCGCCACTTCCACAGCGCCACCCATCACCCGGATCACGTCACTGATTCCCTGTGCGGTGTCCTCGACGGCCTGGCCGCTCCGAGCACTGTCCACGAACTGGTTCGTCAGGCGCTCCAGATCAGGCAACAGGTCCGCCGCCACCGCATTACCTACGCCAGTCACGAACATCTTCATGCGCGACAGGTTGTCGTTGAACGCCTCCGCCTGAAGGCCAGCCTCGGTAGAGATCACCTGGCCGAACGCCTGCGCCTCATCACCTGCAGCCTTCAAGCCCTCGGCGCCGTCCTTCAGCAACGGGATAAGGTTCTGGAAACTCCGTCCGAATACCTTCATGCCGGCCGCGACAATCTCCGGAGACCCTTGCTGTCGCTGGAAAGCATCGGCGAAGTCATTGAACACGTCGGTTGCCGGGCGCAGGGCACCGGTGGCGTCCTGTACGCTTATACCGAGCGCGTCGAAGATCTTGGCCTGCTCGCTTCCGATCTTCAGGGCGTCCCCCTGTGCCTTCGCGAGCCTGCCGAGGCTCCCTTGCAGGTCCTCCATGGACACGTCGGCCAACCCGGCCGCATATGCCATCTTGGAGAACTCCTCGGTGCTTGCCCCGGCGCGCAGAGCAGCTTTGGACAACTCGTCCATGCTGTTGATCGAACTGGCCACCATTGCTGTCAGTGCTGTCGCAGCGCCAGCGAATGCGGTGCCAATGGCCGTGCCAGCTGCTGTCGCTTCCTTGCTGAGCTGCTTCATGCGCTGTTCTGCGCGCTTGCTATCGGTCTCAAACGACCCAGTGCGCATCAACAGGTCAACAACAATTGATCCGGCAGTGGCCATGTTCGAATCCAGTAAGGTTAGAAGCCGAGCGCCTTGGCAACGTCGCGGTCGGCATCGCTCAGTGCGGGGTTATCGGGGCTCGGAGCAAGGAATCCGATGATGCTTTCGTACTTGCCGCCAAAGGCGGTGCCAACCACGGCAGCCGGGCGATGGAACCGGTGCAGGTCATCGAAGGGATACAGCTCAAAGAAAGACTTGAAGCCGTCGAGATCAGCTGCGGGCATAGCGTCAATTTCGCTTGGCAGCTTTCCCAGGCTCAGGGCAAGCTGGTATCGGAACCATTCTCCGCTTCCTCGGCGGGCGAGCTCTCCTTTCCCTGGTAACTGTGCACCTCGCTGATGGCCTTGGTCAGGGCGATCTGTACCGCGAACTTCAGTTTTTTGGCCTGGGCCAGCGTCAAAGCTGGCTTGCCATCCTGGGTGCAGATCGCCTTGGCAATGAGGCGAGCCATCGATTCAGCCTGCTTGTCCGGGTCTTCACTGGCCTGTCCCGCGAAGAATCCGCGCAGCACGCCGGCCTCCTGCTCGCGGATGTAGAACGTGTGCTTGCTGCCGTCGGCAAGCTGGACCTCGCGCTCATGCACGTCGTCGGAGATGAAAAGCGAGGGGTCCAGCAGCGGCGCTGCAGTGTTGTTGGTCTCGGTCATTGGGGGCTTCCGTAGAGAGGGTGCGCCGCGGCGCCGCTGGGGCGCCGGGCGCTTGGATGGGCTCAGGCGAGCGGCTTGCCGTAGCGGGTGACGCCGCCGCTGCGCTGGACGGTGACCGTGCCGCGCACGATCTCGTTGGTGGCGATATCGATGTTCACGTCGGCGACGTAGCCGTTGAACAGGAAGCCCGACCGGGCCGTGGCCAGCGGCGGGACCAGTTCGTCCTCGCTGTCGAGCGTGGGTGTTGCGATGCCATCGCTCAGGCCGATGTACCACGGCACGTTCTCGCCGCTGTCCTTGAGCTTGAACAAGGCGTCATGCGATGCATCGCTCGGGATGTAGTTGAATGGAATCGAGACCTGGCCCGGGTTGCCCAGGCCGCGCTGGTACTCCTTGTCCACCGTTGCATCCAGGCAGGTGGATTCGATCTGGTCGGCAGCACCGCCCAGACCGGACGCGCCGGTCGGGCAGGCGAACTTCACGATCGCCGGCCCGCCGGCCGCGTTCGGGTCAACGAAGAACAGATGGGTGCCCTGGGTCTTGACGACGCCCTCGGTCATGGCAGTTTCCTCTGAAGGGCCGCGCGAGGGCGGCATTACGGATGACCAGCGTTCAGCGCTGATCGATGAAATCGGCTTCGAGGCCGATGCGGTACAGCTTGGTATCGGGGTCGCGGTTGTTGATCACGACGCGGTTGACGATCAGCGCGCCGTCCAACGCGGCGCGCACAGCCTCTGCCAGCTGTTCAACGCCTCCGTCAGCCTTGTGGTAGCAGTCGATCTGCACGGTGGTGAAATCTCCACCTGGCGCTGTGCTCATGTTGTCGAACGCTGAGCCGGTCACGATCTGCCAGACGATGTAGGGGCGTGGCTCGTTCTGTGACACTTCGCCGTGACGGCCGATTCGGTCATCAACAATCGCGGACACTGCTGGAGTTCGGATCGTCCTTGCCACCTTGGGGAACATCAGCGGCGCCCTCCATTCTGCGCGGCGAGGCGCTTGGTTATCTTATCCAGGCGTTTCAGCAGGTCTTCGCTGACCACGTCGATGATCTGGCTCCCCCGGCGCTGCACCGCCGGACGCAACCACGGATAGGCGGGTTGGGTACTGGACCCGTATTCCATGAGCTGGGCAGCCTTTAGGGTGGTCGTCTTCGAGCCATGCGCGTTCACGAATGCCTTGCGCTTCACACGCACCAGCTGACGTTCGCCCTTGGTTCCGACCGGCGCCTTACCACGGCTGGCGATGATGCTGTTGACGGTGGTGTCCGTGCTGTCGGCGCCACCAATAGCTGCGGAACGGCGGAAGTTGTCCTTGGCTTGATCCCGGAGCAGCCGTGCACCCTTGGCCAGGGCGAGCTTCACGGGGCCGCCCCGCTTGCTCACCACCTCCGCTGGCAACGCCTCCAGCGTAGACAGAACGCCATCGATCCCGTGGATCTGAAGTTCGACCTTCACAGGTATACCTCGGCGTCCCCGCCAACCCATTGCCGCAGCAAGTCGCCACTGGCATCGGCCTCACCCTTGAAATACGGGTCGTGCCCCATGCCGATGCCACCCCGGCCTGGTAGGCCTTTGATGCCCACGACACGGTGGCCACCGAACAGGCGGCTGGCGCGCGGGCGGCGCCACAGCTCCAGGTCGATGAACTTCGGCCGTGATCGGCACGCGTCTGCGAAATCGCGGAGCGCCGCACCGCGCATCGCGGTGCTGCACAGGCTGGCGTGACCGGTGTTGGCCAGCTGCCGACCGCGCCGCTGCTCCACGTTGTAGTAGCGAGCGCGGTGCTCGCCCACCAGCTCGGCATGCTCCAGCTCTGCGGCGATCGTGGTCAGCCAGTCAGGCGCATACCAGTCGTCGTCCTCGATGATCACCAGTCGGTCGTCCGGGCCAACTGCGGCCAGCCCCTTCAGCAGGTTGCGAGCCTGCGTGTTCTGCCCGGGCGCCCAGTGTGGCGATGGTCGTACCAGCACCAGCTGCCAACCCTCGCGCCGGAAGGTCACCGGCTGGGGATCCGGGCCGTCATCCACGATGATCCAGCGGACGGGGCCGGCGTAGTCCTGCCGGGCCATCCAGCGCTCGCACAGCGCCCAGGCAGCCGGCCGGCCACCGGTGGCCGTCAGCAGCGTCAGCATCGCACCACCGCGAAGGTGTGCATCGGCAGCCTCCGGCGGGCCACGCCGCGCTCACCGTGGTCGTTCAGTTCGATTGGCACCTCGCCGGCGTACTCGGTCACGATGTCGCTAAAGCCGGCATCGGCCAGCAGCAGCCGCAGGCCGCTCTGGCTGTAGCGGTAGTAGTCGTCTGGGTAACCGTGCTCCGGGAACGCGAACAGCGTGGTGATCACCAGCAGGCCACCGGGCTGCAGCACCCGGCGAAGCTCCGGCAGTGCCAGCCAAGGCCGGGCCACGTGCTCCAGCACCTCGGAGCACACGATGCCGCTGAAGCGACCTGCCCATTCCGTAGGAAGGTTGTGGATGTCGGCCACCTGGTCGACGCCCTCGCCCGCCTGCATGTCGATCCCGGTCCACCGCCCAGTGGCCAGGTCACGGTTGGTGCACCACCAAGCTGCCGGGTCATGGATGCGGCTGCCAACCTCCAGAACATCGTCGCCGAGGGCAGCAGCATGGCGCTCGATGTAGGCGCGGATGCGCCCGCGCACCGAGTTAAGCGGCAGTCTGTTCATCGAAATCGAAGCACCTGAGCGCTGAGCCGGCCGTGCAATTCACGACGCGGACATGGGGGTTCTGGCTCGCCCACTGGGCGAACTGTTGCTTGTGGATCTCACGGCGGTGCGGCGCCGTGTTGGTCAGGCCGTTGGCGTACGGCCCGAAGAAGTGGCTGCCGTGCATATCAAATCCGTGTAGGCGAACCAGCGTCGCGCCCAGGTGGGCAGCAACCGCCAGCGCCAGCACGCCGCTGTTCCAGTTCGTCAGCGCCCCGGGCAGCTGGACCACTCCGCCAATCCTGTGGCTGCTGTAGCGCGCGCCGGCGAACTCGCGGGCCTGCGGATACTTGTCCCACCACTGCCGGTCACTGGCCGCCAGGAATTCCGCCCACGGCGCCAGCTCGTAGGCGTTGCCGACCGCGCCGACCCGACGGCCGCGCAGCCGTTCGGCCAGGCTTGCCGATGCGCTCGGGCCTGGTCCAAGAAGGTCAATCTCGATCATTGGCCGTCGTTTACCCCGGCCGAGACGGGAATGGTGATGTACTCCAGCCCCGAGGCCTTGTCCGGCAGCAGCCCGGCAATGTTGAAGATCTCGCCGCGGTGGACCAGCCGCATCGTCGGCACCAGGCCTTCGCGGTAGCGCATAGTGATCCGCGCAGTGACAGCGGCCTGTGTCTGTCCGGACTGGATGAACTCGCGGGCCGACAGAGGCTCTACCGACGCCCATACGGTGGCCACGTCGACCCACGCGGTCTGAGACACGCCATCGCTGTCCCTCGTGGTCACCTGCTGCTGGATCAGCACCCGGTGCCGCAGGGTTCCGGTAGCTACGTTGCTCATCAGGCCACCGTCGTGCGGCGCAGCGGCGCCAGCTGTGCGGTGGCGGCCTTCGACAGAACGTAGCCGTGGCCAGCATCGGCCGGCACCACGTTGTCGCCCTCGCCTTCGCGGAAGCGGTACTGCGAGGCCAGCTCCAGCAACGTGGCGGCGATCACTGAAGGGTGAAGGATCGGCTCGCCGCTGCTGTCCTCAGCCGGAACAGGCCGGCCAGCGCTGTCACGCACCAGTTCCCCATCAGAATCGCGCTTCAGCACGTACAGGCGCCACTCCTGCTTCAGCCACGCTGCCACAGACTCGGACACGGCCGGAATCCAGATCGCCAGCCAGCGGTCATCGGCGTCACTGTCGATGCGCATCTGCTCGCGAGCGTCCGCCGAGGTGATGAACTCACGCATGGCTGCCACCCAGCTGCACGGGCTCGGCCGAGACGCGCACGCTCTTGCCATCCTTGCCGTCGCGACCCTTGCGTGCGCCCAGCGCCCAGTCCTGGTCATTCTCCAGGCAGGGCTTCGACGCATTGCTCCGCTTGGCGATCCACAAGGCGCCGTCGTGGGTGATGGATTCGCCCGCCTTCACGCCCAGGCCTTCGCGCCAGAAGCCGCGGTGCACCATGTAGGGCAGCACCAGCTCGGTGCGGCGCTCGCCAGCGCCCAAGGTAATGACGAAGCCACGCTCGGCGTCGTAGTCGCCGGAAGCTGTCTCGAAGCTGAGACCATCCCGGCCATCCTCACCGACGACCTTGCCCAGCCTGATCGCCTCGCCCTTCGTGGTGGTGATCACCAGCTCGCCGGCGCGATCGATCATGGCGCCGGCCACGCCGACACCGTCTGCGCCGGCCTGCGGCGGGTGCTCGGTCAGGTGCTTGGCCACCACCGAAGCCAGCTGCTGCTCAGTGACCGGATCCGCGTCGCGGCCATCCTTCGGAATCGGCAGTGCCTCGACAGCGGCCTTCACCGTTGCCTCGATCACCGCAGGATCAGCATCGCGCCCGTTCTGCACCGGGTTGGCTTCGAAGTGCTTGGAAACGGCGTCGGCGGTGGCCAGGTCGACCAGAGTCAGCAGACGCGGCGACTCCAGCAGCTTCGCCACCACCATATCGGCCAGCGCATCGACGTCCACCGGCTCGGCGTCCTGGCCGGGGTCGCCCTTCTCCGGAGCCCGCCCGCGCAGCTCTTCCAGCTCACGCTTCACCGGAGCGATCGCCTCCCGGATCAGGCCGCCGATCTCCTTGCCGAAGTCGATGGGGTCAGTCATTGCGGAATACCTCGGCTCGCGCGGCGCGAAGGGCCTTCATCATGAAATTCTCCTGCTGCAGCGCGCGCAGCTTGTCGCTGTCGTCAGGCGGTGTGTCGTCGGTCCCGGCGGACGGCGCCACCGGTGCGGCCTCGGTATCGGCCGCGATCTTGTTCTGCCGGACCTGGTCGAGCGGGAAGTCCTGCTGCTGCATGTAGACGGTGTCGCCACCCTCCAGCGGCGGAAGGTTGAACGCAAGTCGGGCTTCGTTCGGCGTCTCGATGCCGCCACCGGTCAGCTTGGTGTGCACCTCCGCCTGCTTCCCCGCGTCCATCCGCAGCAGCGGCTCCAGATCCAGTTCCACGCCCATAGGCCTGGAGATGCCAAGGCCCTCGTCCAGCAGCTCTTCGATTCCCTCGATGTGCGCCTGCAGCGCGTCTGAGTGGTACAGCTGGTTGATGTCGTCGACCTTCATGCCCGCAGGGATGGAGCCGATGCCGATCTTGAATGGAGGGATGCCGAACGGCTGGCACACCTGCTCGTCGGAGTACCGCATCTGCTCGACCAGCTGCGAATCGGCTGCCTTGAACGCGAACGGCGTGAACTTCATGTCCGCGCCAACCACGGCCACCTTGCCCGCGTTCGAACCCTGGAAGCTGGTGTTCCAGTAGTCCTTCACAGCCTGCGCATCCTCGTCGGACATGCCGGCCGGTGCGGTCAGGATGCCGCCTGGATTGGCGCCGTTGGAGAAGAAGGTGGTCGAGTCCTTCAGGATCTTCAGGTTCTTCACCGCTGGCCAGTGCGCCGCACACAGCGGAGGCACACCGATCAGCTGATGGTGGAAGCAGTTCATCCGGTCGTGGATGATCTCGCTGGCCGGAACGATCAGCTGGCTTCCCGGGTAGGACTCCGGAAGAAGGTTCGTACCGGTGCTGTAGTTGAGCTGGTAGAAGACCTCTCCGCTGTCGGACACCATCGGCTGCACGCTGCAGGGATCGAGCACCCAGAGCCGATTGACTACCTGGCGATTGTCGCGGCCCTTCAGGATGTATGTATTGCCCTGGATGAGCTTGGACAGCATCCAGGCTGCGCGGAACTGCTGCGCTGTCTGGTAGCTGTTGGGCTTGCGCAGGACAGGCCAATAGGCGGTGTTGCTCTTCTCGATCCGCCAGATCCCGTTCTCGTCCTCCGTCTTCAGCACGAACGGCAGCTTGCCGATGTCCGAGGCGATGCGGTTGAGACAGGCATACAGCGTCGGATAGGTCAGGACAGTGGTCGCGCGCTCTTCCATGTTGCGCTGCCACGCACCCGTGAATGGCTCATGCACGGTCAGGGTATGCCAGCTGTCCCGCCCCGGCGCGGCAACTACCGGCGACAGAGATTTGAGGTAGTCGACGCCATGCCGGCGAACGCCAGCGGCGATTGCCAACTCCCGGGGCGAGAAACCGGTCATACGGATGCGTCCTTGTTCGGCTGGCCAGCCCTGGCCGACGCCTTCTTGGCCTTCTTCTTCGCTTTTCCAGGCGCAGGCGCCTTGGCGCCCGGATTCGGCGCGACGGGCGATTGCGCCACCATGTCACGCCGCAGATAGCCGCCGCGCTGCTTCAGCGCCGCAGCAACACGATGGTGCACGCTGATCACTCGGCCGCCGCGTCCGACGATATCGACCTTGCTCATGGGAACCTCGCAAATCAAGGGAAGGTGACGGGGCCCGAAGGCCCCGCCACGTGTCGGTTACGAGCTGGACGGAACCGAACCGCTGCCCCAGTTCACGCGGGCCCAGGCGACGGCCTGCGTGCGGCGACGCTGCCAGTTGATGAAGCGCTCGACCAGGAAGGCCACGCTGTTGGTCTGCCACAGCGAGACAACCTGCTGCGCGGTCGGCGTGGTGCTGTTCATGGTCGGGGCGTCATCCATCACCAGCGATGCCTGATCCGACATCGAAACCTGCAGGCCACCTTCGTCGCCCAGGAAGATCTCGTCGCCCTTGATCAGCGCGATCACGGCACCGTCTTCATCGTCCGGCACATACGCCGACACGAACGCAGGCAGGCCCAAGAAGGTGCCACCGGTGAAGTTGATGCCCGGGAACTCGGAAGCGCCCAGCGGGTTGACCATCAGCGACAGCGCGATTGCGGTACGCTCCGACATCGCCCAGAACGAACCCGCCAGCGACAGGTTCGAACCTGCGATGGCATTCATGAGCGCCGCAGCGCCAGCGCGGATCGAGTCCGGATCACTGCCAGCCGGCACCGTGGTGGCCGGTACGCCATTCAGGATCGAGGCGGGTGCCTCGTCGGCGACTGCTGCTGCATCCGGATCGATGAACTGCGTGTCGATGGTCTGATTGACCGCCCGGCCCAGCTCGTCGCGCAGCAGCGCATCGGCCGCCGGCGTGGCGCGCATCATGGTTTCCTTGGTCGCGGCAGCGATCGCGGCCACCTTGAGCGGGGTCAGCTTCGCACGGGTGTAGGACCACTTGGTCAGCGGCTTTGCAGCGCCTTCCTTGACCCACTTGGCCGTTCCGGCCGAACCCTGCACCAGCACCGGGGTGTCGAACGGAAGGTTGCGCAGGCGCTCGGAGACCTGACCCAACAGCGAGCGCGGGCGCAGCCACTCGACGAAGTCGGCGAAGGCCACGCCGCCATCGGTGATCAGGTTCCCGGCCCAGGTCGCGTTGCCGGTGCTGGCAGCCTGTACGGCGGCCTTCTCCTGGATGATGCCGTGCAGACGCTCATCGTTCGGATAGATCGCGCGGGCCACGTCCAGCGGGTTCTGGTGGTGGACATGGGACACGGCCAGGCAGCGGGCCATACGGGCGAAGCCGATGCCGGCGTCGGTCTTGTCAACCGTCTTCAGCTGCGCCGGCTCCAGCGTGCGACCTTCGCCGCCGGCAGTGGCCGAGCCCTGGGCCTTCACGATGGCCGCGACCGGGGTGGCCGACTTCGCCTGGATGGCCAGCAGCTTCTCGAAGCGCTCGATATCGCCATCCAGATCCTTGATCTGGTCGGTGATGCTGTCGAACTCTTCCTGCTCGGCGGTGTTCAGGGACCGCTTCTCACCCATCGACTTCTCGACGACGGTGGTGAGCTTCTTTTCCAGCTCGGCGCGGGTGGCGCGGAGGGCTTCCAGCTGTTCTGCGAGGGTCATGTCAGTTTCCTTGTGATGCAGCCGTTCGGCCCGGGTTCCACGCCGGGCAGTGCCTGCAAATGATGGGAAGCGGGTTCCACCCCGCAGGGCCGTCAGGCCCGGTACTTCAGTGCAGCAACTTCACCGCGCCGCCGGCCGATCGCTCGACCTTGGCCAACTGGCGCTGGATAAGGGGGACGCCATAGTTCACCGGGCGCCGGGCGCTGGTATCCATGGCCTTGATGGTCTGGATGGTCTGGATGTTCGCCGCGGCGTTGGCCGGGATGGTGACCAGGGAAAGCTCGTAGATCTCGGTCTCGGTGAAGCGGATGCCGCCGCCTTCCATGTAGCTGTACTCCAGCGCGCGGAAGCCGATCGACACGCCGCGCACCAGCTTCTCCTTCACCGACTGCCAGGCCAGGTCACACAGATCCTTCAGCGCGCCGGGTGTGCCGATCTTCGCCACGCTCGCCGTGAATGGGATGCCCTTGGCCGTCGGCTTGCCGAACTTCACGATGCCCACCGGGCTGTCGTGACGGTGCTGCCACAGCAGCGGCAACTCGGCCGCGAACTTGGCGCCCAACGGCTCAACCACGTCGCCGTAACGGTCGGGCTCCGGCGTGGTCGCCCAGCCAGTGATGATCTGCTGGTCATCGTCGTAGGACTTGACCTCCAGCACGCTGTAGGCGCGATTCTCGGTGTTCATTCGGTTCCACCCAGGGTCATGAGGACGAGTTTCTTGTTGCTCTTCTCTTCCGCTACCGGAATGCTGATGCCAATGGCCATCAGCAGCGCGGTGATGTCGTCAATCTTGTCGGCGGACCGGCGCTTGTCCGGCGCCATATTCAAGTTCACGTCTTTGCGAGCGACCAGGTTCGCTGCGCACCAGGCCAGAACAGGGTCGCCGTCGTGCACCAGCCGCTTGCCGATGTAGGCGCGCTCCAGCTCGACCATCGCGGGGTGGTAGGACTTCGTTCCCTGGATGAACTCAACCAGCGGAACCTCTGCCGCCACCAGCCGGCTGACCATCTCGGTCGCGTTCCAGCGGTCGAACGCCAGGGACTGCAGGTTAAATCGCTCGTGGACATCCAGGATGGCCTGCTCAATCACCGCGTAGTCGGTGACCTCGCCCTCGGTCTGCTCCAGCAGCCCGGCCGCTACCCAGCCCGCATACGGGACAGTGCCGCGCTCGGTGCGCTGCGCCACTGCCGATTCCGGCACCCAGCGGCGCCCCCAGGTGATGATCTTGTCATCCAAGCGCCAGACCAGCCGCAGCGATGCAAGATCGCGCGTGCTGGCGAGGTCGAGCCCACCCCAGCAGGGAATGTCCCTCAGCGCCTCCAGGTCGACTGCGCCATGGCAGGCGTTCCACTTCGGCAGCAGGATGAAACCATTTGCCGCTGCGGCAGGTCGGTTCAACCGCTTGATCTGGAACTCAGCGAGCTTCGAAGGCATCGCCTTCGCCTCGATCGACTCCTTCCTGATTGCCGCCAGCAGATGAGGATTCACGTCCATCAACGGGTTGGCCTTGTGCCAGGCCTTCTCGTCGAAGTCCCCATCCTCCTTGTCCACAGCGAAGAAGATGGCCAGGAAGTGGTCTGCGGCGTCGCCGAACACCCCTTCCAGCAGCTGCGTGGCAAACTGCCGAATCTCCGACCATGGACCAGGATTCGCGTACCCCTCTGTGGTCGTGAACAACCACAGAGGATTCCGGCGCGCACCGGCCGCCGACTGCAACACATTCAGCAGATCGGGGGTCTTGTGCGCATGGATCTCGTCGAGACCGACGTGGGACGGGTTCAGGCCGTCCTGCGTCGATGCCTTCGCGTTGATCGGTTTGAACGTCGCGCCGGTCTCGACCCGGCTGATCGCATTGGCCCAGCACTCCAGCCCGTAGGCCTCCCGCAGATCGGCCTTCTTCTCGGCCATCCGCTTGGCTACGTTGAAGATGATGCGCGCCTGGCTGCCAGTGGTAGCCGCGGAAATGACCTGCGCACCCTCTTCCTCTTCACAGCATTCGCAGTAGAGCAGGATGGCGGCCGACAGCGTCGACTTCGCGTTCTTGCGCGCTACGGCGAACAATGCGGACGTGAAGCGACGTGTTCCATCGGGCTTGCGGAACCCGAACAGCTGAACCACGAACCACACGTGGGACGGGTGAAGCCGGATCTCCGGCGTCTCCCACTTGCCTTCCACGTGCGGGAGCAGTTCGATCCAGCTGCAGGCGTGATTGGCGTGATCGCGCGAGAAGGAGAACGGCGCCCCCTTCTTCTTCGCGCGCTTGAGGTCGTCCAAGAACCGTTTCGCCGCAAGCTTGATCAGCCTGCCGAACTTGCCCCCCTTGTCTGCCGCAGCCGCCTTCGCATATCCGATTGCGACATCGACGTAGTCATTTTCCGGCGGCGCGGGGCTTTCCGAGCGCGGCGAACGCGTTGCTCGGCTTTGCCGTGTCGCCATTCGTTTTCACCTTTCCCTGCGCCACCGGCGTCAGGCCAAAGTCATTCATCAGCCCGCGCAGCTGGGCGACCATCGACGCGACCGGCGCCTCGCCGGCGGCGTATAGCTGGACAGTCTTCCCATGGAGGGCGCAGAGCTGGCCGAGTGCAGACAGCCCGGCCTCAGTCAGAAGCTTGTTGGCATGGAGGATGGGGGCAAGTCGCTCCCATTCCTTGTGTGCGTGTGCGTTGGGCAACCAGTCCGGTGCCGGTGGAACGTCGGACACCAGGGGGAGTTCAGCCGCGGCTGGCGCTTGTCGGTCCGGCCGGTCGGTGCCGGCCACCACCTTCAGCGCTGTCGGCTTGCGGGGGCGGGACATAGACAGGCCTCAAAAACTGAATTTTCTGAATTGACGGTGCAAAAAAACGACTGAGCGGCCGGTGTCCGAGGGGGACGCTTCGAACTTTTTCCCCTCCCCCCCGGGGTATTTGATGCGAACCAATCGCATTCATCGCTTCGAGAGGTATGGATGCGAACGATTCGCACCTCGTGCTGCCTCTGCCTTGGTCTTGGTGCCGTGGCACTCACAGCAGATCGCCTGCAGGTTGTCCAAGGCATCCGTGCCGCCTTCTGCCTGCGGCACAACGTGATCAACCTCTTCTGCCTGACGGATGCGACCAGCAGCGCGGCACGGCTGGCAGAGGTACAGGTCACGAGCCATCACCGCGTCGCGCTTCCGGCGCCAGGGCCGGCCGCCTCGCCCTTTGCCGTAGTTCTCAGGGGCCGATTGAGCAACGTGCACGGGCGCAAGCTGAGGCATCGGCCGGTGGCGATTTGGGAACCCTGGCATCAGCCGAGACTCTGCGACTGGTCACGCTCGCCGGGGACCAGCTCACCATCCAGACTGCGGGCTGGCTCTTCCTGCTCGTCCCCGCCGTCATCAGCCAGTGCCTTGATCAGGACGGTGAGCTGCTGGGCGATCCCGGCAGTGGTAATGCGCTGCTCTTCCTGCTGCTGCTCAATGCGGCGCAGGCGATCCGACAGGCTCATACGCAAACACCATCGAAGAACCCGCCACACCACAGCAGTGCCACGACCAGCACGGCGCGGATCAACGCATACCCGAAACTATGAGTGCCCTTGCGCGGCTGACCGTGCAGGGCCAGGTTGATACCGACGTGCAGCACAATCAGGGCAAGGAGCGCCGCATGCGGCCAGCCAATGATCATGGAGTCACCTCGGTACGGTCTGCTGCGATGACGGCTTGGCAGGCGCGGACGTGGTCGTCTGCGTCGCGTCCGATTTGAACAAGAGCTCCCGCGACCTCTGCTCGTAGTTGGGCTGCCTGGTCACGTTCGACGGCGCCGGCGACGGCTTGGGACAGGCGAGCGGTGTTGCAGGTGGCGAGGTCGTCGCGCAGCCGGAGGCTGCCATCGCGCAGACCAGCAGCAACAGCAGCAGGGACGGCCGTGGCCGCGGTGCGGTCTTCTTCATGCTTGGCTCCGATGGTGGCCAGCGCCTCGGCCTGGCTGTGCTCCACGGCACGGGTCTGGGTGATCTGCTCGACCTGGGCGGCGCTGGCGCTGGCAAGCTGCCGGGCGTCCACGGTCTCGGCCCGGTCACCGCGCCAGGCCCAGCCTGCACCGAACATGCCAGCAGACCAGGCGACGAACACCAGCAGATAGATGGCGATACGGTTCATTTCAGGCGCCAGGACCCTTGCGGGTCATTCCGAAGAAGTAGCCGATGACCATGCCGGTCGCGTTGTTCAAGCCGCCGATCAGCATGCCGAACGAGTCCTTGTTCTCCGGCGGGATGGCCACTGCGATAAGGGCGGCCATGGCCATCCCAAGCAAGAACAGCACCAGCACGGCGATGCCGACGCGCGCGGCGCCGATGTTGCGGGTCGCGAAGGTCATGCGGCACCTGCCAGTGAGTGAATTTCCTCCAGCGCCCAGTGGTAGAGCTGCTGGTCGATGATGGTTACGCGAGTGAGGCGCTTGCCTCGCACTTCCTTGATGGCAACCTGGGTGGACTGCTGAACTGCCAGCAGCACGAATGCTATTCGCTGCTTGGTCGGGTCAGGCTCCTGCAGCACGGCGAGCGCATCGCTGACCATCTCGCGGATTGCCAGCAGCAGCTCGGCCGTGGGGCTTTTGGCTTTCTGACTCTCCAGCACCACCAGCACGCCCTGCAGCTGGTTGACCGGCGACAACTTGGCGCCCTTCTTCTTCGGCGTCATGCGGCCAGCGCCTTCAACGCGCGGGCGTAGCGCGCCCTTCGGTCAGCCGCGCCGGTCTGCCCACCGTTGATTCGCTCGGTGATCTCATCGAAACGGCTGGCATCCGCCAGCTTGTTCAGGGATCGGGCATCCCAGAATGCTCCGGCGGCCAGGGCACCCCATTTCGGCTGCTCCAGTTCCTCGGGTTTGGCCTCGAAGTCAGGCACGCCCTTGATGCCCTTCGCCCGCAGAGCGTCGCGGATGGCCGCGTAGTTGGCCCGGCCGGTGTTCTGAATAGGACCACGGCCGCGAAACCGGTAGCCATCGCCACTCGCCGCCGAACCATTGCCCAGCCGGTTGGCATACGCGTTGTTGCCGATCGCAACCGGCTTCCGTTCCAGTGCGCGCGCCAGGTCGTTGGGCTTCCTCGGCTTGGCCTTGGGGTCAACGGCGTAGCGGCTGGGCCAGGTGTCGGCCATGCCCTGCGCACCGTAGTTCAGGTTCTCGACGGTCCGGGTCAGGCTCGCCGACTCGTGGCCAACCTGCGCCAAGAACGCCGCCACCCGCTTCGGGGTGCTGATGCCGAACGCCGTGCAGGCGTCGGTCAGGGGCTGGGCCCACTGGGCGGCGACAGCGGCACTGCAGCCGACCGCCTGCTGGATTGTCGTGGCGGTCAGGATCATGGCGGGTCCAGAAACAGAAAGCCCGGCTCAATGGCCGGGCAGGGTCGCGTGCGATGGTAGAAATTTACTGGTAAAAGTGCGGATGTGTCACCTCCGCAGACCTAAAGGATTCGGAATGCTCAACATCGTCAACCAGTATCACGTTCGGCCTGACCATGTTTCCGCAGTAGGTATCCCGTACAACCCGCCCGCCCGGCGCGGCGTCCAAGCCTTCGACATCTTCCTGCTGGGCGGGCAGACCCTCACCGTGATGGTTGCTGACGGCGCTGTTCTTCAGCAGGCCAGAGACGAGCTAATCCGGGCAGTGGATAACCTGCCCTGATCTATGCGGCTTGGCTCAGTGCCGCTCGCATGTGCCAAGCCGCCTCTTGCTCCGCCTCCACCATCTTGCCCAGCAGCCATTCGTACACTGGCTTCCAGGTGCGGCGATAGGCGGCCTCGTCGCGGCCGATCGCAGCAGCCCGCCGCCGGTCGCTGACCGCCCCCAGCCCCGACCCGCCACACACCTTGCACGGCACCAGCAGCTCGCCCAGCATCGCCTGACCCCTGCCCTCGCAGGCGGCGCAATGCGGCCGCTTGGCAATCTCACTGATCACCGCCGCCGCCAGGGTCGGCAATGACTCCAGGGTGCTGATCGGCCAGCACTGAGCCTTCACCCGGCCCAGCCGCTGCTGGGCTGCGTCACGGTTCGCCCGCTGCTCCGCCGTCGCCGCGCCGCCCCAGCCCATGCACACCTCGGCCAGGCCGAGATCAGTCCGGGCCTCAGCCAGACGGCGCTGCTGGCGCTGCAGCTCCGGCGTCACCAGCGCGATCACCGCGTCCCGCAGCTTGTGCCGGCGCAGCGCGGCGCCGTCCGGCCACCAGCAGGCCTCCAGCAGCTCCCGGCCAAGCCCGGCCGGCACCATCCCCAGCGCCGCGGCAATGTCCTGGTTCGTCAGGTCGGGCTTCCCGCCTCCACGGCCAATGTCGAACTTCACCGTGCTCGGCCCCAGCCGCGCCATCGTCTCTCGTGGATTCATGCCCGTTCCCCTGTCGTTGAATGGCCGGGCGCCGCCGGCCCGCCAGTAATCCGCACGACCACCTGGCCGCCCGGCCGGCGCTCGCTGCTCACAACCGGGTGGCTGATGAACCGCTTGTCGTCGATGCCCAGCACCTGGGCGATGCCGTCCCGGTACGCCTTGAAACGCCCCAGCATGTTGTCGTCGTCCGGCAGCGCTTTCCCCGGCGCCTGGTGGAAGCTCACCCACAGGTGCAGCTTTCCCGCCGGCAGCTGCAGCGCGCGCCAACCCGCCTCGTGCGCCAGCACCACCGCAGTCTGCCGGGCATGCTTCGTGGCCTTGGCCTTCCTGCTCCAGTGCACCCGGCCATTCGGCGACAGGTCCTTGCTCGGCCAGGGCAGAACCAACTCCAGCGCGCACTCAGCCTGCATGGGTGGCCTCGTTCTGCTCGATCGCATCGCGGAAGGCCGCGCGCCACCGGAAGGCCGTCGCTCGGCTGACGCCGAAGTCCGCGCGCAGCTGGGCAACCGACGGGATGCGGTCCCCGTACATGCGGACCATCCGCAGGGCGGCAGTGAGCGTCAGGTTCTGCCGGCCCCATGCCGGCCAGCCCGGCTCGCGGTTGTGGTGGTGATCGGCTGGCTGTCGGTTCATGGCACCTCCGGGCGAGCGGGTAGCGGGTGCCAGCGGGTTGGCTGGTTCACCGGGCATCCCAAGCCATGCACGCGCCACGCCAGCGCGGCGGCATCCCATTCGCCTCGCAGCACCCGCCTGTGCCACTCCGGGTGATCCAGCAGCACCGGGCACCCATTCCTAGGCGCCGTCTCGATCGGCTGCCACTGCGGCGCCGGCGAATTGATCGCGGACAGCAGGGCTGCGGCGTGGTGCCGGTTGATCCAGAGCATGTCGCCCTCGCCCGTAGCGACGATATGGCGCAGCTCGCCCACGATGTATGCGTCCTTCAATTCAATCTCGCTCACGGCCTAGCCTCCAGCGTGTCGAACGCGAAATCCCAATCAATGCCTGATTCGTCGGGAATTCCATTGGCGTACTCGGCTTCGGCAGACTCCGCACCGGGGGCATCGACGGAGATAAACCAGTCCTTTGCCTCCCCATCCCACTCCGGCTTGATCTCCCACCACGACCACAGGCCGTCGCCGTCCATCGAGAGCCACTGAGCCCATGCGGGGGCATCGTTCCAGCTCGGCTTGCTCATTTGTTGCCCTCCCATGGGTTCTTGAAGTTGAAAATGTCTTGCGCGAAGCACCAGGCGCGGGTCAGGCCGAGGCGTGCCACCCACAGCGGCACGACGTTGCAGACCTCCCAGACCTCAAGGCCGTCTGCCTCCCATTCGGGGATATGCTTCGGGTCGCCCATGAATTCGAAGCTCCACGACTTGTGGCGACCCTTCACATGCAGCGAAAGCAGCTTGTGAGTCATCAGGCCACCTCCGTACGAGCAGAACGAACGCGACGAACCTCGCCCAAGCGGAGTGCATTGCGCAGGTAGGAACAACGGGACGCGCCAGGCGTATAGAACTCAAACAGATCCCCGTCCCTCTCCCACATGAAGTGCACCCGACCTGCGCGATTCCGCATGGTCACCACACGAACACGCCGTGGTGCACAGGCTTTGGCGAACAGGGCTGCAAGCAGGCAGTTTCCTGGAACAACCATCAGCCCACCTCCGGGCCGGCCGGCTCGGCCGCGAAGTGCGTGATCGCCGGGTTGTCCCCCCGCCAGCTGCCGAACACCGGCCGCTTGCTCACCGAGTCCCACAGCATCAGCCGCGTGCCGTCCTGGGGAGCGCCGGAGATTGGCTTCCAATCCGGGCGGAGCCGCAACCGGACGAACTCGTCTACCGCGTCCGCTGCACCGTCCAAGAGTTGATGAACACGCCCGTCGAAGGACTTGGCCAGCTCGACTGGGCGCATCTGAGATTCTGCCCGCAGCTGCCAGACCAACGAACGCATCACCGATTCTCCGCTCGCGCGTGCACCGCTCATGCTGCCTGCTCCCAGCTGGCCGTCAGGCGCTGCACCCGCCCGCCGCGCGCCAGGAACTGCTCCACCGTCTCGGCCGGCCGCTGGCCCGCCTTCTCCTTCCCCCACGGCTTCGCCGGCGCCAAGTCCGCCAGGAGCGCCACGCGCGAGCGGTTGATGGTCATCTTGTCCACCCGTGGCGCCTTCGGCTGTGCGCCGTTGCGCGCACGGTAGGCCCGTCCGCGCTCGATGCGCCGCTCGCGAAGTTCCTCCGCTGTCGCCTTGTGGAAGCGCATGCCCTTCCCGCTGTAGCGGTATGCGGCGGTAGCCCGGGCACCCGTCTTCACCAGGTAGCCGCAGCTCACCAGCCACGTCAGCACATCGCGGACGCCGTTGCGCTCCTTCGTCTTGTCGACGCCGGTCACGTCCATCAACTCGAACACCTGCTGGTGGCCGAGCGACTGGCCCTTCCTCTCTTCGAAAATGGTCCTGACCTCGTCGGACAGGCCTGTCGGCTTAGCCATTGGTGCCACCTCTCAGTTCGTTGATGTAGGTCTGCTGCGCGATCAGGTCGTCGTTCGACCCAAACGCCTCGTGAAACTTCTTTGAGTAATGCAACGGCGGTCCCCAGCGCTCCACCATCTGCTGCTCGGTCATGCCCTCTCTCAGATAGCGCTGGTGGTGCCACTGGCACAGCGCGTAGCCGAAGGAGTGGCCGCGCCGCCGGTTCCCTGATTTGGCGTGGTTGTACTCGCAGCCGTAGACCACATAGCGCGGCGCCATCAGCCCTTGCGAGTAACGCACCAGGCAGGCCATGCACGGCCCCGTCTTGGCCAACTGGATCCGGGCGCTCTCTTCTTTCGTCGGCGGCGGTGCCTTCGACCACATCAGCGCGCACCTTGGTCGGCCAGCCACCAGCCGTGCTGCCAGGCTTCCGCCTTTTCGCTCATTGGCCCTGCCCGGCGGTTGGCGCCGTCCTCGGTCTCGCACTCGATCCAGACCAGGTGCGGGTTGTCGCTCAGCCGCAGGCCGTTGAGCCGCGCCGAGTAACCGGCGTTGATCTCCTTGGCGAACCTGCTGCGCGTGCTGTAGTTGGTGAAGTCCATCAGCGTCTATTCCTCGTAGTGCTGCGGCGTGCCGCGCTCAGTTCCTGGTCCCGCTTGTCCCACCCGGCCTGCCAGCGGCGCCGCCGCGTAACACCGTCCCGCCCCATCTCGTACCGCGGTGCAGATTCCCGACTGCGGCAGGCATCGCGTGCCCAGCGCCCGGCCTGCTCCGCCTGGGCGAGCTCCGCTTCAGTCACCATCGAAGTTCAGTTCAGCCGCGGCCCGCTCCATCGCAGCGCGCGCCGACTCCCGGTCACGAACCGGCCGAACGCCGTGCTTCTCCTGCTCGATCGCCAGCACCTGCTGCGGCAGCGGTTTCCCGTCGACCACGTGCTGCACAGCGCGCGTGTAGGCCTCTTCCAGCATCCGGCGCTGCTGCGATCCGTGGTCAGCGCTGGCGTAGACGTGCAGGTCCAGCAGCGAACGCACCAAAACCGTGAACCCGCTCTGCGGCCGGCCCGGCGCCATCTCCCGCTCCACGGCCGCCATGACCGGGATGTCCAGGCACATCGTCAGGAAGCGCGGCGGGTTCGGCGGCCATTCCCGCCCCTCGTTCAAGCAGCAGGCCATGCCGCGTGCGTGCTGGGCCCGGCTGCGGCCCTTCAGCACCTGGAACCACGTGCCGGCCGCGATGGTCAGGCTGCCGTCCTTCTTGAACGGCGCAGCGCCGTTCTCGCGCTCCCACTTCCCCGGGAACATGGCCGTCATCTGCTTCCAGAACTCCCACAGATAGCCCGACTGCGCCTCGCTCAGCGGCTCAGCCGACGACGGCAAACTCGGCGTCGACGACATTGCCTGGCTCGAACCCAGCGCCGCCACCGTGGCCACCGCCTCGGCGTTGGGCGTAGAACTGCTGCTCGAGCTGCTCGGTGCGGTCGGCATAACCGTGTTGAGGGCTTGCATGGGTTGCTCCTGCGGATTGCTGGGCGACAGGGATCACGGGCAGCGCCAGGCCGGCGGCCATCGTCTGCTTCAGGGATTCGTTGGGGTCGTGGCCGGCGGCGATCAGGTCCAGCAGCTGCTGGCGCACCTGCAGCCAGCCCTGGACCGACAGCACGCGGCGGATCGCGGCTCGGTGCCGGACGAACCGGGCCAGCATCTGGCGATCGATGCCCCCGGGCACCACACCGAAACCGGCCAGCTCGCTGTCGACCTGCTCGGTGGTCAGCGACAGCGGATCGGCCTCGCGCTCACACTCGCGGTGTGAGGGTTGCTCTTGGTTGCTTTTGGTTGCTCTTGGTTCGGGTGCAATAGCTGTTGCACCCTTTTCGACGCCGTTTTGCACCCTTTCCTGCGTCGTTTTGCACCCTTCGAGGGCCTGTTTTGCACCCTTTGAAAAGGGTGCAATATCTGCACCCTTCATCCATTCAGGGTTGATCCGGTACTGGCGGGTACGACCGCCTTCACCGAACCCGCTGCGACGGCCGCCGATGCCCGCATTCACCAGCACCAACCACCCGGATTGCTCCATGCGGCGGAGCTGGTACTGCACCGAACGCTCCGACTGCCGGGTCTTCTCGGCCAGGCGCGCGATCGACGGGAAGATGTGCGTGCCGTCGTCGTGCGCGTGGTCGGCAAGCGCCAACGCCAGCAGCATCTCGCCGCCGCCGTTCGGGTAGCGGTCGAAGACCATGCCTGTAACTCGTGCGCTCACGTCAGATCCCCAGCGACAGGTTCTGACCCGGGGCCACAGCCCACCAGGTGCACGCCGTGCGCCCGCTGACCGGGCATGGCTTGTTCGGGCCGCGCCACACGCGGCCGGCCTTGATCAGCTCAGGCAGTCGGCGGGCCAGCATGTAGCGGTCGAGGCCGGTCGCCTGGGCCAGCTCGTTGCTGGTCATGCCCGGGTTGTCCGTCACCGCCTTGGCGCTAAGGTCGTGCTGGTGCACCTGCAGCCCGCTGGCGACCACGTAGTGTGCTGCGGCGTGGCTGGTGCTCAGGTCGCTCGCCCTGGCCGGATGGTTGATTGCGCTCATGCCCCGCCCCGCTCGGCCGCAGCCTCGGCGTGCTGGCTCACCTGCACCAGCCTGGCCATCACCGCCGCGCACCCGCGTGCGATCGCATCCGCCTCGTTCGGCGAGATCCTGCCGTCATCCAGCGCGGACGAGACCAGCTCGGCCAGATCCCCCTTTGCGGCCGCGGCCTGCAGCAGCGCGCTGATCAAGGAGCCCGATTCCGGGGCATCACTGCGCTGCGCCACGAAACCGTGCTGCGCACACAGTGCGTGCAGGATGCGGAAGTCACCGGTGCGCGCCATCAGCGCGTCCGCTTCCTGCAGGCTCAGCAGGTTGCGGTCGGTGTTCGGATTGACCTTGCCGCGAAGGACCGCGGCCGACATGCCCAGCCTGGGCGCCAAAGCCTCACTGCCACCGGGGTACTGGTGGACCGTGTCGTAAGCGGCATCGGTGACATTCATGGGATAAGGACTCGAATGGATACGTGGGCACTACTGCGGCGCAACATGTGCGCCATGGACATCAACAACTCACGGACGACGGGCGTCGCCCTCCCTGCGCTACGCTGGCGTTTCCACACGAACAGCCCGCAAGGAGGGCGACATGGACGACAAGGCTCGGATCGAGCGACTCGAACGGGAGGCGGTCGCGCACCGGCAGGAACTGGACATCCTGATCGGCCGCTTGAACGCGGTGCACGGGGTGCTCTTCCAGATGCTGGCGGACCGCGAGAACTCTGCAGAGGTACTCACAGCGAACCTCGCTGCAGCCAACGAACGGATCGCCGCGGACCTGCTGCAATCACCGCTTCCAGAGACGACGGTGGCGGAGCATCAGCGCGTGGCGGGAGAGCTTCTTGCAGTGGCAAACAACGTGCGCCTGGGACTCCAGAAGCCGTAACTCCGTCGCAGATCAGGCGACCATTTGGGAGCTGGGCGATCTTCAACGTCGGCACCATGACCGACGCCGGGTCGCCCAGCTTTCGAGCAAGTGCATCCCACTGCTGGAAGGCCAGCACCCGGCGATGGATCGCCAGTCGTCGCTTCAGCGCGCGCATCTCAGGCCACCTCCAGAGGGGCGTAGCGGTTCTCGTCAGGGTCATGCGGCTCGGGCTGCGCCTGCGGCTGTTCTTGGACGCCCAGCAGGCGCTGGATCTGCGGAAGCGCCGGCAAGGCGCCCTCTTCCGACCAGGCCTCAACCTGCTCGACCGGCAGATTCAGCACCTTCGCCAGCTGCTTATCCGTGGACAGGCCAAGCCGGGCGCGCAGCGCGCGCTTGCTCATGCGGCTGTCGATCTCACCCCGGATCGCTTCGCTGGGCGAACCCTGCTGTGCGCTCAGGTCCTTGACCATGCGCGCCAGTCGGAATGCAGCGTCAGCCCGAGGCGCCTTCGTTCTACCCGCAAGGACTTCGCGGACGGCATTCGGGGTAACTCCCATTCCAGCTGCGATCGAATCAACGGTCGCACCTGCACCGATCAACCCTTGAATTTGAGATTTCCAGTCCATGGGCAGACAAGCTACAGAATCCTGTAATTCAAGTCAACAGCATTCTGTTACAGAGTTCTGTGACCATTCCCGTATGGAGAACATCGGCACCCGAGTGCGCCGCGAGCGCGAATCACAAGGCATGGAGCGCCGCGAGCTGGCGTCCAAGACCGGTATCGGATACAGCACCCTGGCCGAGCTGGAACGTGGGGGCATGCGCACGACTACGAAGCTGCGCGCGATCGCTGAAGCATTGGGGGTTTCCCAACGCTGGCTCGAAACCGGAAAGGGTTCGAAGGTGGCGTCCGACGATGCCCCAGCTGCTGCCGTCTCATCCGTCTTAGCGACTGAGACCGCTGGCGACTATGTTCGCGTCCAACAACTGGATGGAGACGCGGACATGGGCGACGGACGAATCAATGATGACTTCCCCGACGTCGTTCGCGGTATGGACTTTGCACCCACCTACATCCGTTCGATAGTCGGGTTCGTTCCACCGCCTGGACGTCTGGTGCTCGTGACCGGCCGTGGCGATTCAATGATCCCAGTGATCAAGCCAGGCGAAGCGCTCATGGTGGACACCGGCGTCGTCACCTTCGATGGCGACGGGATTTACTTGCTGAACAGCGGTAACGGTCAACAGGTCAAGGGCCTGCAGGACCGCGGCGACGCCATCTACATCGTGAGTGCAAATGCCGCGCTCTACCCTGCCTTCCCGATGCCAAAAGGCACGGTAATTGGCGGAAAAGTCTATCTACGCAATCGCATTGAACGATTCAACTAATGGAATAGAGGGGCGCCTGTGGCACTGATTTCATGTGTGGAATGCGGGCGTCAGGTCAGTGACCAGGCAGAAGCATGCCCAAACTGTGGCCATCCAGTAAAGGCAAGGCCGGTAGCGCCCGCGCCGCTCCCTCAAGCGCATCTTTCGGCGGATCCAGGCTCAAAAGGCAGGAACACTGGTTGCGCGCTCATCATCGTCCTGATCGTGATTCTGGTCGTGGTCGCATCTTGCTGGCCTTCGTCGGATAGACGAAGCGCTGAGCAGGCAACAGATGCGTCCACTTCTTCCGAAACCTCTGCACAACGCCAAGCGCGACTCATCAAGGACGCGCGGGATGAAAAGCTGCCTTTAGAAACCCGGCTCGAAGCTGCCAAAGTCGTAGCTGCCTTGTTCCCGGACTCTTCTGACGGCAAAGAGGGGGCAGAGCTTGCGCCGCGCCTCGCGGAACAGGTTCGAAAAGCCGCGGTAGGGAAGCAGTGGGAGTATCGATCGAACGATGATCCGATGACCGGGAAGAAGGTCAATGTAGCTTTCGTTCGCAGCAGCAACACTCACGATTTCAAGTTCCCGTACGCCAAGCCACAGCGCGCGACGCTCAGCGCCAGGCGGCACCCACAGCACGGGAACGACATCATTCTAAGTATCGAGCGCGGCCAGCTTCAGTGCCCGAGCTATTCGGGTTGCAGCGTAATGGTTCGCTTCGGCGATGCTGCGCCAAGAAGATTCCGCGCCGCCGGGCCCGCCGACAGTTCGACGGAGACCTTGTTCATCGAAGGCTACGCGGACTTCCTGCGCCGTATGCAGGCTGTCGATGAAGTGCGTATCCAAGCAAGCGTCTACCAGGAAGGCTCACCTACCTGGACGTTCGACGTGAGCGGCTTCGATCCAAGCCGAATTAAGTAACTTCACCGCTGAACCGACCAGACGAGCCCCGCCTAGCGGGGCTTCTCTCGTTTTGTCAGCCCCAAAGCCATCTACAGAATTCTGTTGACATCCATCTACAGGATTCTGTAGCCTAATCCAGTCGCCTCTGTAAGGACCCATCCGGGTCCGGGCATGGAGAGAAGATGGCAGCCATCACCAGCACCAGCCGCGGCGCAGCGCGCGTCGAATCCCGGCCCCACGCCGGAACCGTCGTCGTCCAGGTCGGCGACGCTGCACTGCTCAGCCTGACCTCGGCCGAGGCCCGCGAACTGGCCGAACACCTGGCCGCCTGCGCCGACGCGATCGACGAAGGCGCGACAGAGGTCGCCACCATCGCTCGCAGCAAGCCGCTGGCCCTCCAGCAGGCGGTGGCCGCATGAGCGCCGTCATCCTGCAGTTCCCGACCCGCCGAGTCCGCGCCAAGGCTGTCGCTGACGCGGTCCGTCACGCCGCCCTGCGCCTCGGATACCACCCCCACAACGCCGACACTGCCGCCCTCATCGCCCGCGCAGACTTCCTCAGCGGCCGATACAGCGCCGCGCGCGCCGTCAGCGAAATGGTCGACCAGCTCGGCGCTGCCATGCGCCAGATGCGCGCCCAAGGCGGTGTTGCATGAGCCGCAGCGGATACAGCGACGACTGCGAAAGCTGGCCGCTGATCTGCTGGCGCGGCGCGGTCTCTTCCGCGTTGCGCGGGAAGCGTGGGCAGCAGTTCCTGACCGAGCTGCGCGACGCCCTCGACGCGATGCCAGAAAAGCGCCTCATTGCCGAGCAGCTGCAGGACTCCACCGGCTGCCACTGCACGCTGGGTGTGATCGGCGCCAAGCGCGGCTTGGACATGACCGGCCTCGACCCCAACGACCGCGAGGCCGTGAGCAAGGCGTTTGGCATTGCCGAAGCGATGGCGGCGGAGATCGTCCACGAGAACGATGGCGAGTGGCGCTGGGACAAAGAGACGCCCGAGGCTCGGTGGACCCGAATGCGTGAATGGGTCGAAGCACAGATCACGAAGGCAGGTGAGCCATGACCGACCCCGACTTCTTCGCCGCCATGGCCGTCGGCATCCCGCCCATCACCCCGCCCGTCGGACCGGCGCCGGTGCCGGTGCCGGCCGAGCCCTCCGCCGAACAGGAGACCGAGTAATGCGCAACCTGGCCCTGCCCTTCTACTGCGCCGTCGTCGTCGGCCTGCTGCTGGCGCTGCTCGCGCGCGCCATCTATACCGATGCCGGCTCGCTCCTTCCGCCCTTCGGTGCTGGCGTTGTCTTCTTCACCTGGTGCGGCGTGCGCGACCTGCGGCGCAACTGGCCCGCCTTCCGCGAGGAGATGCGCCAGCGCTCGGCAGAGAGAACGCGCACGACGCTGTCCGCCGACGACACCCACTGACCCCCTGCCCTGCGCTCGCCCCCTGTAGCGCAGGGAACCCGCGCCGGCCGGGTTCCAGCCGCCGGCACCCATTCCACATCGAGATCCGCCATGACCACTTCTGTCGTCGTTGATTTCCACCATGAACCCGAGTTCCACAAGCTGGACAACGGCGAGCGCCCGAGGATCGAACTGATCCGCGAACAGGTCGCGAGCTACGTCGAGGGCTACACCGTAGCCAAGGGGCACAAGCCCACCCGCATCGTTCTGCAGGCCCAAGACCTCATGCACTGCCAGCGGAGGGTCCGGGCCCGCATGCAGAAGCCACATCGCGACCAAGCAAAGGCCGAGTGGCAGGAGCGCCGCAAAGCCGGGTCGAAAGAGCGTTGGCGCGACGCCAAGCCCGAGCCGGTCGCGTTGGACGGCATGACCTGGTGCGGCATCCCCATCGAAGGCGTCGGCTATAGCCGCCATCGCGCCGTCGACAAGCACTGACCCATGGCCAAGCCGGTCCAGATGGACATTTTCGACGACGACCCAGCGCGCGAGGCAGCCGCCTGGCGCGTGCAGGCGGAAGAGTCGCTGAAGCACTTCCAGTTCTCTGAATCGATCCGTCTGGAACGGCACGCCTACTACCTCGGCGTGGCCGAGCAACTTGAAGCCAGGGCGCGCGGTGCGCGCTCCACCAACAGCAAGGACATGCAGGCATGAGCAACGACAACAAGACCCTGGCGGACGCGCAGCCCGGTGGGAGGGTGAGGCTTGGGGATCAGGCCGAGCGGGCGCGGTTTGAGCAGTATCGCGGCGGTGATTTCGAGCGCGATGCGCACGGCTACTACACGAACCCACGCACCGCACAGGATTGGGCCATGTGGCAAGCCGCCCTCTCCGCCCAGCCCTCCCCGGGTGGTCAGCGGGATGACTCGCCTATGGCAAAGATGGCAGCCGCTCTCCGTGGGAAAGCCGAAGCTGAGCGGGCTGCGTTCGATCAACGCGTGCAGTCCGGCGAGTGGGGGCCGATGCCGGACAACCCGGACGTACTAGAACTGCCACCTCTTCCCGAAGAGGTTGACTCGGTTCGCTGCATGATTCGCGGTGAAAAAGGGTTCGCTGAGCCCTGCGATTACTACTTCAACTCCAAGCAGATACGTGACTACGCGCGCACCGCCCTCGCCGCCAGCCAGCCGGTGTCGGAAACCGACGCCTATCAGCAAGGTTTCCGTGATGGGCAAGACCGAACCTGCACCGTTGTGGCCCGCCAGCCGGTGGGGTGGCAGCCGATGGAATCCGCACCGAAGGATGGCACCGTCGTTCTGGGCCTGCTTGAAGGGTCGGACATCCCACAATCGATTCGCTTCCGCGATGGATGGGAAATAGCGTGGGACGGCTATCGCATCCCCGCACATGACGGCCCCCTACGTTGGGCGCCGCTCTACGCAGCCACGCCCGCGCAGCAGCCCGCTCAGGTCTATCTGGATGGCTTGGATCGCGCACTCGGCGAGGCCATCGACCAGCGCGACCGCTACCACGAAATGGCTGATGACCTGGCCGGCCATATCGCAGCTATCACTGGCGTGGATATCGGCGAACACAGCAGCGCCAACTGCCCATGGCAGAACGCCATCGAGGCAGCCGAGGAGTACAAGCCCGCGCAGGCCGTGGACCTGGGGCAGTTCCGGGAAGTCGTGTCGGCGGCTAACGCGCGCCTGCAGAGCGTAATCGGCGACAACATGATGCCTTGGAGTGAACGCGAGAAGGCATCGAAGGAGCAGGCTGCACTGTATCCGCTGCTGGCCCTCGCCGCCAGCCAGCCGGTGGGCGCAACCGGCAAGAATTCCTTGACCGTTGGTGGTGGGCAGGAGCCGGTGGCGTATCTGGACCTCGGCGAAGGCGGGTATATGGACGTCGGCACCGACCTGAGCGACGAAGAGCTGGCGGCGCTGCCAAAGGGTCGCCACATGCTGGGGATCATCGGCACGTATGGCGTAGACGGCTACAAGCCCGCGCAGGCCGTGGACCTGGGCGCACTGGAGCGCGTCCGAAACACGCTGCATGAAATGAGCAAGCATGTTCCCGAAGACTGGTGTGACCCGGTCATTGAGCTTCAGCGAGAAGTGCAGGCCCTGATCGACGGCAAGGTGGTGTGCAATGGCTGACGCTCTGCCAGCGGTCCTCGACCCCTGCTGCGGTAGCCGCATGATGTGGTTCGACCCCAGCGACCAGCGCGGCCTGTTCGGCGACCAGCGGCACGAAACCATCACGGTGATCGATCGCACCCACCGCGCCGACGGCACGCGCGTCCTATCCATCCATCCGGACTGCCTGCTGGACTTCCGCGCCCTGCCCTTCGCAGACGGATCGTTCCCGCTGGTGGTGTTCGATCCACCGCACCTGGTGCGCGCAGGAAAGGACAGCTGGCTGGCGGCCAAGTACGGGAAGCTGAGCAAGGACTGGCGCGCGGACCTCCGCGCCGGGTTCGCCGAGTGCTTCCGCGTCCTGCGCCCCGAGGGCGTGCTTATCTTCAAATGGTCAGAGGTGCAGGTGGCCACGCGCGACGTACTGGCTCTGACCGATGCTCGCCCGCTGTTCGGGCATCCGTCCGGAAAGCGAGCCGGCACGCACTGGATCTGCTTCATGAAGGACCCCGCCCATGGCTGACCAGCTGCTCACCGCTGCAATGGTCCACGTGTTCGCCCTGGCCGGGTTCGTAGCAGGCAGCGCCACCCTTTGGGCGATCAGCCGCGCGTGCCGCGCCGCGCGCGCCGGGCTGCGCTGGTGCTGGCGAAAGGCGGTGGCCTGATGGACGCATACGAGCAGGCGAAGCACACCGCCCGCGTGTTCCTGGCCGAGTGCCGCGCCCGCCGGCATGCCCTCGGCTACTGGTTCTCCTTCAACGCCGCGCAGCGCGCACGCATTCGCGCCACTGCCCGCGCGCCCCTGTCGGCACCGCCGTCGTGCGCACCGGCACTACCGGCTCAACTGGACCTGTTCGCATGACCGCACCACTGCCCGTTTCCCCAGCCACCGTTGTAGAGGCCACCAAGGCGTCGTCGCCTGTCGCCGCGGTTGTCTCCGCTATGCGCCGCGTGGATCCGGCCGGCGCTCCCGTTGCCGCCAACCAGGTGCGCGCGTGGGCCGACACCCTGATGACGTCGCTCTACTCCGCGCAGCCTGTCCGCTGGGAATACCGCCTAAGGGATGACTTCAAGCCGGGCTGCTGGGTCCAGGCCGATGCCGGGCACGTCTACGCCGCTCACCAGCGTGGACTCGTTGTGCGCGCCCTGTTCGAGACACCGCGCGTCATCCAGCCCGAGAAGGTCCACGACTTCCAGCGGCGCGTCTGCACACGTTGCGGGATGAGCGAGGACTGGGCAGGCCCGGACTGCTTCCCACCTGACAAAAAGCCCGACCCGCGCACCCTGCTCCCCTTCGATCCCAGCTGGCTCGTCCAGCCACTGCAGTGGCTCATCGATGCGCCGGCCCACCTCAACACCTACGACCGCCGCCACCGCGCGGCGCAAGCCGCCTTCCTGCTGGAAAAGCTCGAAGCCCACATCCAGGAGTGCAACAAGCCATGACCCAGGAACATATCAGCCACCCCGAAGGGTTGCCGAACTGCGCCGCCGGCCACCGCGCGCGCCACATCCACGACAAGCGCTGTGCCACTGCCGGCGGTGGCCATCTAGTCGAGTGCGCCTGCAGGTCGACCAGCAAGCACGCCGACCCCGACGCAGCCATTGCGGCATGGCGCCGACTCAACCGCCCGGCGCGCAGCGCGCGGCCGGCAGTGGTGCCTGCGGCGGCCGACAACGTCCTGCAGTTCCAGCTCGGTCTGGCCGAGCGCAAACCCAAGACCCAGCGCGCGGCGCTGGCGTCGCTCTGACGGAGAGAATCATGGGAGCTGCCGAGAACATCCCATTCGAGCTGCGAGCCATAGGTGCCGAAGAAGTCGGCACCCTGCTCGGCCTGGCTGCGCGAACGGTGCTGGAGACCGTCGCCTGCAGGCCGGACTTCCCCGTCCGGATCAGCATGCGCCCGGCCACATGGATCGCCGGCGAGGTGCTGGCGTGGCGCCAAGCTAACCGAGCCGGTCAGCCAGCTCGTCGGCGTCGGTCTGGTAGTAAATCAAGAGGCTCTTCAGGTCCCGGTGGCCAATAACCCGGGCCAGCTCCATCACGTCCAGCTTCTTCGACAGCCGCCAGATTGCCTCTGCTCGGCTGTCGTGGAAGTGCAGGTTCTCGATCTGAGCGGCATCCCGCGCACGGCGGAATAAGGTGTCTCGTGTGCCGGGGTCCAGATCGAAAACCCTGTCCGCCTCCTGCGGCAGCAGGCTGATAATCTCCCGCGCGCGGGCTGACATTGGCACACGGCGAACGTCGCCGTTCTTGGTCTTCGGCAAGGTCACGGATTTGGCCGACACATCGGACCATTTCATGCCCAAGATCTCGCCCGCGCGCATGGCTGTCTCCAGGGCGAACATGAAGCACAACGCGACCCGGTGCTGCGCCGTCTTCGGCACGCCGCCGTCGTAGCCCAGCGCCAGCGTCAGCCGGTCGATCTCTTCCTGGGCCACCCTACGCTTCCGGCTGGCCGGCGCCTGGGGCCGGTCAACGTCCTTGATCGGGTCGCCGTTCAGCCACCCCCAATCCTTCCGGCAGGATTTGAATACCGACTGCAGCAGGTTCATCTCGCGCCGGACTGACGCCGGCGCCACCTGGGATAGGCGACGCTCGCGCCATTCGGCCAGGTGGATGGGTCTCAACGCCGGCAGTCGCACGAGCGCCAGCGGATCCCGCTCCAGCAAACCCAGCCGGGCCAGCTCCCAGCGCGCGCCCTTGTGCTTCGGCGCCACCTCGTTGGCATAGCGCCGCAGGCCGTCCTTGACGGTATTCTCGGGCAGGCGGGCGCCGGTCAGTTCCGCCTCGCGCATCAGCGCCCACTGGACCGCCTGCGCCTTCGTGGGGAGGGTGTTCGACTCGCGTCGACCGTCCTTGTAGATCTCGGCACGCCAGGAGGTGCCGCGTCGCCGAACGCTAGCCATTCGGCACACCTGCCACATTCAGGATCGGCCGCAGATCTCGGATGTAGTGCCGCTCGAGCTGGTCCAGCTGCTCCGGAAGGCAGGCAACGTAGGTGTAGCAGTCGAACTGTTTCCACCGGGCGTAATGTTCAGCCACGCGCCTGTGCAGGTCCACTGACTTGCCCACATAGACGATCTCATCCTCATCGATCAGGAAGTAGACGCCGCAGGCAGGGCGGAACTTCGGCAGCCTGAGTATCTCGCCCCGCTGCAT